CTAGGGGCTACTTGTCCTATCATATTCCTAAGTTTCTTTTGTAAGTTCTTAGGATTGTATGCATCGTCGGTTAGCCATAAGTCTCCGTCTATAACTTCTGCCTCTTCTTCCTGTCCATCTACTCTTATATAAGGAGTTAGATTAGTTTCTATATCTCCCATTTGAGCTTTGTATAATCCTTCTCTTGTATTGATATCTGTCATCTCTTTAAAGAACTGTTGGCTGGACAACCAACCAAATAATACTAGACACATAACTAAATCATCATGATAACCCTCATCTGCTTGATAAGTGGCACCTTTTTCTGTGAATGTAGATATTTCATGTATTATATGTTCGTCAAATATCAATAACTTCTGTTCTTCTAGTAAAGACTTGAATGCAAAACACCCTTGTCTTTTAACTTGTTTAGATGTTGTAACTCCATGTTTTGTTTTCTTACCAAAGCCTGGACTAATATATTGTTTTTGTTGTTCGTTTACTGTTGCTAATATGTTTTCGTATTCTATTTCTTGGTGTAATATCTCTACTACTTGTTGTCCTATATCATTTATTTCTACTAAAACAAAAGCATCATTGAAGTCTTTGCCTACTTTTCCTATAACATCTGGATATAACATAGGCGCTATTGTGTTGTCTCTATACTTTGCCACTACTTTATATGGCATCTCGGTTATGTCTACTACTATAAAAGCAGAGTAATCTCCGCCTATACCTCTGGAAGTATCTACTGTTATAGCGTAGTAATGTCCTTCTTGTGGCTCTTCATATATGTCTAGTCCTGCTTTTTCATATACAGGTGTTTTAGTAGATAGTGCTGCTATGGTTTGTGCGTTTATAAGTGTATTGGTAGAACCTAGGAACTCACACATAACCTCCTGGTTAAATTTTACATTTCCTAGTAATTGTTTTTGTTCTTCTAACCACTTTTCATCTCTTCCAGGTATCTCATAGTAAGGTATAAACATATTTGTAAAGCCGTTTACTCCTTCTAATGACTCATTCCAAAACTTCCAAAAGTGATTATAACCTAAAGGCGTAGATGTAAGTAGAATTTTTGTTGTCTCACCAGCAGAAATAGTAGGATAAACAGAAGTAAAGAACTCATCTGCCACATTGTTAGGTATAATAGCTGCCTCATCAATATACAACCAGTTTACAGATTTACCCCTAATGGCTGCTGCTGTGGTTGCTGCTGTTAATACTTTACTATTGTTTTCTAGTTCTACGTCTCCCTTATTCCAAGTCTTAACACCTTGTTGCATCCATATAGGTAAGTTTTCATACATGATTTGATATCTGTTTAGAACTTCTCTGGCTGCTGCTGACTTGTTAGCCATAATAGCTACTGTCTTATCTTCTTCAAATATAGTGTAATGTAAGATACAAGCTGCTGATGTTACTGTTTTACCTTGTTGTCTGCCTTCCATTAACACCACACGTCTGTTATTCATTATACATTCTACTTTCTCTTTTTGGCAGTCGTATAACTTAAATGGTTGCAGACCTTTATCCAATGTAATAATCTTTACATAGTTTTCTATAAAATATACAGGATCATCCTTACACTTTATATACTCTTTTATCTCTTCTTCTGAGAAATCATGTTGATATGCTAACGGTTTAAGGTTAGGATTACCATGATAACTATTTCCTTCAGCTTGGGTCATCTGGTGTTACGTCTATTGTTCTTTGTTCTTCGTCCTTTACTGCTTTCAGTAAATCTTTTGTGCTACCTACAAATAAATTGTTCTGTGTTTTTATTGTGCCTTTAGTTGTTTTGTCTTGTGTAACTCTTTTATGTCTTTCATGAACGTCTATCATGTCTTTTGCTGTGTCTTGTAAGTTCTTTATAAGTGCTCCTGCAACTTCATAAGCACGAGGTTGATCTGAATTACGAGCTATGTGCATTATACCTTGTATAGCCTCATCGTTATATGCTTCTGCCTGTTTAAGAATAGATCTAGCATATTGTAAATCCTCTTCTTGTTGTTTTCTTAATAAAGCGTCTTTATCTTCTTCTGACATATCTACGGCAGGTAATTGTCTTTCTTCTTGTGTCTTTTTTAAGTTTTCTTCTAATGCTTTTGTGACTTCTTTTGTATTGAACTTCTTATCTAAGTCTTCAAAAGGATTTTTATTGTTCGAACGTTTCATCGAAATCCTCCAAGAACGTAAATGTATCTAGCGGTGTTGCCGAAGATGGATTGACACTAGCTGTTAATCTAGCTCTGTCATTTAACGTGCTTAAGGACAATGTAGGATCATTATATATGTCTGCAATTGCTTTCTTAATAACACCTTGATTTGCCACGTTACTGTAAAAATTAAGCCTCATAGTAAAATTCAATGTCCATACTATACTTAATCTATTGGCAAACTCACCTTCATATTCATCTTCATACGTTACGTTATCTAATGTTATTTTTATATCTCTTTTCAAACCAAGTTCTGGCAGATCATTAATTGTTACATTAAAGTCTGGATTGAAGTATGGAATAATTTGTTCCACACATTGTAGGCCATCGTCTTGGTTTTTGGCAAAACAATACAGAGCTAAGTTCATGTTGTAAGGTGTAGAATTAAATGCTACTCTTACTGTATCTGCGTCGTCGCCTGTTCCAATGGCTTTATTCTTATTTATTATAGTTGTCTTTCTACTAGGATCATACTGTATGCCTTGTATTTCAAAACCCATTCTAGGTAATGTAAGAGCTACTTCTCCCCTTGTTGTAGAGTCTGGCACCCTGGCAATTCTTGTTAAGAACTTTTGTTTAGTAGAATATGCTAAAGGGACTCTTAAAGTCTGTGCTACAGCACCAGTGCTATCTTTACGTTCAATATTTATGTTATTAAATATAGTTCCAAAGGCTATAACTGCCTTCCTTATATGTGAGTGGTAAAATGACTTATCCTTAAACATTCTATGCCCCTATCTCTCCAAATGGATTTTTCTCACTAAAGTCTAATATGCCTTCTAATGTAACTAAACTATCAAAGTCTGCATTGTCTATAGGTTCTGATTTACCTACTGAATAATCTTCTGTAATTATAGAGCCGTTTCTTTCGTTTAGTAATAGAGAACCATTTTCTAATTTTACTTGGAACTCTAACATGTCTTGAGAGTATGCTGTTTCTATGGCATCTATAGTTGAAATACCTGTATCCAAATCCTCTGAACTGTATTCGAATAGTTCACAAACCAATCTATAAACATATATTTGGTTAAGTTGATAGAAAGGATTTTGAAAGTCTACATACTTAATCTCGAATAGAGATTTTGTTTTTTCTAAGTATATAAGATCGCCTTCTGAAGGTCTTAGTTGTTGTGTAAATGTTCCGCCGCTGGTTTGAACCATGTCCTCCCAACGTCTTTTTGCTAATACAAAAGTTGCTTGGTCTCTAACTTCTAAACCAAAACGTGTAAATATATCTCCCTGTCCTTCGTAACCATTAACATTATCAAGATACATTTCAATAGGATATGCTTGTGTGAACTTAGATAGTTCATCCTCGTCAAATATTGTGTCTTTGTTTACTAAGGTTCTAGGCAAGTAATAGGTATCGTGTCCATATATTTTAAGACTTTCTATTACAAGATCTTCTACTAATCGTTGTTCGTTAGTTGTGCCTTGTCCGTTGCCTGATTGGAAATAAAAATTTGTTGGCATTCCACTACCCTATCATAAATGTAGGAGGAAGTTCATAACGTTTCTGCATGTCTTCTTCTATTTGATTTATCTCCTGGACTGCCTCTCCATAGATTTGATCTCCGTTTAAAATAACACCGCCTGGCATTTGTATTCCTTGAAACTTCTTCAAGTTTTCTCCCCATTGCCTTTTTATAAGAGCTGTTCCATATCTTTTTAAGAACATATCATCATAAACTTCTGTGTATGTTTCAGGATCTAATATAGCAAAAGCCTCTGCTACAATAAAATCTCCTACATCAAATGTAGCATCCCAGTCTGTATCTATATACAATCTATCTGTTTTTCTATTCCAACGTATCTGTCTTTCTCCTGCCAGAAGTTTTTCTAATGTTGTTAAGTGAGATTGGACGACAGTATAATATACCATGTCTGCTCCCATTAAGTTGTAAAGATCGTTCATTCTAAACTGATACATAAGATCAAATAGTTGTCCGTCTCTATTGTTTTGTGTCGCTGCACCTCCAAAGTTAAATACTCTATTGATACCTAGTATATTGTTACTAATAGGTATATAACCTTTTTCTATATCTCCTTCTACATAGAATCCTGTAGGTGTAAGTGTTCCTGTTGTGCCTGATTCTGAACCTGTTAATTGTTCAGATGCTACAAAGGTTCCTGATTTTACTTGTTCTATAATAATGAACTGTCCTTCTGTCTTTGCTACTCTGGCTGTTGCACCAGATGTTCCGCCTGTAACAAGTTCATTCTTCTGAAAGTTTTCTGCTATGTTAGTGGTTAGTTTTAACTTAGAGCCTTCTACTTGGTGTTTAACATAAGTTCTTTCTACACCATCAAAGTGATATTCTTGGTAATACTGCAGGGCATCATCAATACGATCAGAGACTTGTTGTTCGTCAACATTTATTTCTATGACAGGAGCACCTAGTCTCCTTAAACAATATTCCTGTAGACCTACTCTAGTTGATAAAGCCATTATTACTCCTAGTTAAGTTTTGTTCCTGCTGCGTTGTATATAGCTGTTCCTGTAATTGTTGGTGTTGCTCCTTCTCCAGAGTTGTTAGCTAATGTTATACCATCGCCTGCTACTAAAGAACCGACATAATTACCTGTTGTTTGTGTGCTTAATGCAACTGCATTGTTAGCAATTTGATCTGAACCTACAGCATCATCTGCTATCATTGATTGTTCTACTGCGTCCGATGCAATAGTAAGAGCTATTGCTACGTTTGCACTTCCGTCTACAGAACCTGAGCCTGTAGCATCTCCTGTAAAGGATAGTGTTCTAGCATTTGTCCACTTAGCTGCTGAACCTGTTGTGTTTTGGTTAAGTGTTCCTATTACTAGATCTATTGTTCCGTCTGCGTCTTGATAAGTAGCTGTAATACCTGTTTCAGTATTACTAGAGAACATAGCACCTACTATGTCTTGTATTTCCTCATCTGTTTGATCTGCTGTAGCATTTGCCTCTATACCATCTAGTTTACTACCATCTGTTGCTACATCTCTACCATCTACAGTTCCTGTTACAGATATATTACCTCCAACTCCCATGTTGCCACTGAAGTCTCCATTTGTTCCTGTAATTTCTGCTGCTACTAAATCTGCTGCTGTAATTGTAAGATCGCCTGTGCTTGCTCCTGTAAATGAACCTGTTCCTAATATGAAACTATCTGCACTTTCGTCCCAACCCATAAATGCGTTGTCTGAACTTCCTCTTTCAAGAACAATACCCATATCATTTGCTGGTGTTCCTGTTGTTCCGTTTCCTAACTCAATCAATCTGTCTGTTATTGTAGAGTTGGTTGAGTCTAATGTTGTGGTTGTTCCGTTTACATCTAGATTACCTGTAATAGTTACATTACCTGTTGCTGCTACATTAGCAAATGTAACGTTACTAGATGTTGCTACTGCTTGTCCAATACTAATTTCGCCTGAACTGATACCTACTCCTGTTCCTGCTGATATATGTGCTCTTACTTCTGAAGCACTTGGACCTGTGTATGTAATAACTCCTGTAGAACTATTGTAAGCAAGAGAACCATCTCCGCCTGAATCTGTTACACTAATAGAGCCTCTTGCATCAGAGTCTGCGTATTGTGTTATTGAACTTGATAATGTTGTTCCTGATATAGCAAGTCCTGAACCTATATCTAAAAATGCTGTTGCTCCAGCACTATCGTCCCAGAATACTATCTGGTCATCATTTGGATCTGATAAACTTTCTAATCCTAAATGACTGAGTGCGAGTGTTGCGCTACCACTTGTTGCACCACCTGATAATCCTGTTCCTGCTACGACTGCCGTAATGTCTCCAGATGTTATTTCTGAAAACTTGGCAATTCTAATACCTCCAGCAGTGGAGCCATCATGAACTCTTAATGTAT